CGCCAGGGGGAGGACGCCGCCGAAGGCGGCGGGAGAGTTCAGAACCGCACGCGCACAGTGCTCCCGCTGGCGGTGCCGTCCATGCCCACCACCTCGGCCACGCCGCTGGTGGTGGTGGCGGTGACGCGCAGCCCGTCGCTGGCGATGGTCACCTTGTTCCCCAGCTTGATGGAACTGGCGGAGGCGGAGAACACCGTCTCGAAGATCATGTCGCTGCCCACCCGGATCACCGGGATCACCGTCCCGCTGGCCACGGCTGCGGCCCTCTGGGCCATGCAGATGTAGCTGGGCTTCGTGGTCCCGCTGGCCACGGCCAGCAGCCCGTCCGTCTGCGTCAGCGCCAGCCCCACCTTGGGCGTGATCGCCCCGGCGGGCAGCTGCTCCAACGGCGCGTTCCGTCCGTCATCGATGCTGTGAATGAGAAACATAAAATCCTTCCTCCCTGATTCTCTTATCCCTTATGGCTCCGCTGATAGTGCCGGGCGATCTCCGCGTCGCTGACGCCGGGATTCAGCTCCCGGTACAGCGCCATCACGTCCGACGGCACATCCGCCGCCCCGCCGCCGATTGCCTTCCCCGGCCCGGCCAGGTGGTCCTTGCTCCTGGCTTTCGCTTGCGCCTGCTGCCGCGCCGTCTCCGCGTCCCGCTCCCGCACTTCCTCCCGATGGGTCAGATACCAGGCGTCCACAAAGCTGGCTCCGCGCCGGACGTGCTCATAGAATTCCTCCGCTTTCGGTGCGGTCAAAAGATCCACCACGCCGTTGATTGTCGGGTCCATCGCATGGATCTCCGCGATCTCCGCCTCGATCCGGGCTTGCAGCTCCTTGGACTGCACGTCGATGGCGGTCTCCCCGGTAGACGGCGTGGGGGCTTCCTGCGCCGCTTTCAGCGCCTCCTCGATGCGCTGCACCGTCGGGTTCCCGGAAATCAGCCGGTTCAGACTCTCCGGGGTCAGTTTCCCTTCCTGCAATTCCCGCTCCAGCTGGGCGGCGTCATGCGCCGTCTTCCAGGCGTTGAACTCCTCCAGACTTGTGATCGGCGTGTCGGTCATGGGGTTTTTCAGCCCGGCGCGTGCGAAGAAGTCTGTCCACTCGCGCTTCGACCGCTCCCGCTCCTGGCCCAGCGCCTCGTCCACGGCCTTCTGGATCGCCGCCTGCTGCTCCTCCCGCCGGCGGCGTGCGGCAAACTCCCGCCGTTCCTCCGGCGTCTGCTCGTGCTGCTCGCTGCCGTTCTGGGGTGCTGTCGGTTTCTCCGATGTGTCTTGCTGTTTCTCGTCCGCTGCGGGCTCGGCGGCCTCCCGCTCCTTTTCGCCTCCTGCGGACGGCATAAGCGCAGCCTGTGCCGGGTCAGCGGCCTCCGGCCCTTTTTCGCTTTCATCCTGGGTCAGCCCCAGCGCCTCATAGACCTGCGCTTGCGTGAGTTCGTTCATGTGTCCTCCTTACTTCCCGCTGCGGAGATCGGTGCCCGTCTTCACGGTTCCGTTCCCCTTCTTGTCGTTGCCCCCGTAGGGGGCCTTCACCACCTGGGTGCCGGTGTGTCCGATCTTACCCTTGTAGTCCGCCATGGTCCTGTCCTCCTTTCGCTCAGTTTCGGCGTTTTCCCGCGTCGCCCCGCGCTATATTGCCATGCCCTCCGGCACTTGCAATCCCTGTCCCGGCTCCGGCGGTGTCGGCTGTGCTGCATTGGCCGCCATCACCTGCTGCATAGCCGCCTGCTGCGCCATCGTCTCCTGCTGCCGCGTCAGCATCTCCTTGAGATAGCTTCTGGTGTCCGCAGCCCCCGGATAATGCAGCTCCATCATCTTGGTCCAGAACAGGATCAGTGTCTCCAGAGATTGTGGGTCCCCGAAGGCCCCGGTCTGGAGGTTCAGCCGCGTCTCCTGCCACAGCGCCTCGCGGTTGCTGGCCAGCGTCTCCGTGCTGTCGCACGAAAACAGAAACAGGTCGTTCCACCAATAGCTTCCGTCCGGGTCCTGCTCGAGAAAGTCATAGCGGTCAAATTCTCCGTACTCCGTTTCTCCCTTGGAGTTTCGCCAGCTCACGGGACGGGGTTCGTCGCTGTATGCCAGCCAAAACTGGAACATGGCCTCAAACATGGCGGCGTAGGCCGCCTGTTTCATCACCCGCTTGCTCTCCAGCCGCCCCGCCGACTGCGCAGCCGCAAATTCCTTGGCCTTGCCGCTGGTAGCGGTGGCGTCCCGGCGGCCCTGGAAGGAATCTGTGATGCCCAGGAGCTGCCGCGACTCCTCGTAGACCTGGGACAGATACGCCATGGCACCGGTGATGTCCCCTGTAAATTCATAAACACCGATCAGGCCCTTGTCCGCCGGGTTCTCCAGGATCCACCGCTCGCTGTCCCTGGGGTCGATTCGCAGCCGCGTGTCCGGCGGAACCGTGATCCGTGTCCCCGCTTTCACCAGCCGGTCGATGATCTTCTTCTCCATGCGGTTCGCGGTGCGCTGCTGGTCGGCGGTCACATCCGCGTCGCTGCTGCCCAGCAGCTGGCCAAACACGCTGACGCTCCGCTGGAGGATGATGGGGAAGCGACGCGGCTGATAGAACGGCAGCCTGGTGGGCTTCATCACCACTCTCCCGTCCTCCAGTTCCGGGTGCAGCCCCGGCACCTGGACGCCGTGCCGCGTCTCTAACGGCAGCAGGATTTCCTCATAGTCCGTCTGCCTGTCCGTCCAGTCCTCCGCGCCGCACCACGGGCACGGCCCGTTTGCATACGTCTCGCGCCGCTCCGGCTCTGCGGGCAGGTGTTGGATCGGCGTCCCGTCCCCTGTCAGCGGATTGAACACGGTCAAGCCGTACTGGCTCTCGGTCTCCTCCCGCGCAACAGTCTGCCCCGGCAGCGGACGCACCCGCCCGCACTTCCGGCAGACGGGCTGTCGCCGCGCCTGATAGTCCTCCAGGTCCTCCACCACCGTGTCCCCCACCCAGGAGAAGCGGTCGATCCCGCCTGAGTCGCCCACGGCATATCCGATGTACAGCGTCACGGCGTCCTCGCCGTGATCCGCTCCGTCCTGGCCCCGCACATCGGGTTCGGTCTCGCGCTCGTCTTCCAGGTCCACGCCGTAGCGCCGCCGCACCGCCTCCCGCGTGCTCGGCATTTTCAGGATAAACCAGTCCATGTCCTCCATCCCGGTGTAGATCCCCGGCTGCGGAACCAGCTGCTTGGGATGCAGCAGCCTGACGCCCACCTCGCCCACAGTGCTGTGCCCCTGCTTGCTGTTGTCCCACTCGACCAGCCAGGCGCAGCCGCCCTGGAGCGGCACGGTCCGCTCCGCCATGTCGTTCATCTGCTCGAACGGCAGGCGGTCCAGCTCGTTTCGGAGGAAGTGTTCGATCAGCTCCGCCAGCGGCTCGTCCCGCTTCCGCCGCGCCGTCACCTTCGGCATGGGGATCGCAGATGAGACCTGGGACTCGATGTTCTCAAAGATGAGATTGCGCACATGGGGCGCCCTGTGCGCCGTCAGATCCTCCTGCGTGTCCCCCGGCACCAGCGGCGTGATCTCCCGCTCCCCCTGGTACAGCCGCTCCCGCTTGTCCATCTTCTTTCGCTCGTCCGCAAACGCGTTTTCCCCGTCCCGCAGCCGCCGCTTCCAAAGCTCCAGCTTCCGGTCGTCCTGTTTCTTCATCTCGTTCTCACCTCGGCTTCCCCCATTTTTCTATCATCCGCTCCCGCTCCGGCTGGCTGGCCCGGTAGTAGTCCTCCCACATATCCGGGGTCCATTTCACCTTCGCCACCGTCTCCGCCGTCTCCGCGACGGCCCGCTGCTGCCCACGGATGGCGTAGGCGATGCCCAGCGCCATAACCAGGTCGTCATGCTCCCCCTGCTCGGCCTGCGCTTTCCACTTCTCGTCGTACACAAAGGTCAGCATCTCGCCCAGCGTGTCGTAGTCCGTGATGGTCTCCAGTGCGCTGCGGGCCATGTCCTTCAGCCCGTCCACCACCACCTGGCGCGTTTTCGCGTTCGTGTCGAACCCAAACGCCTTGGCCAGCGCCCCGGTGTAATTGTCGTAGCGCTCCCGGACGTAAAGCTTCGGATAGTCCAGGTCCTCCAGCACCATTTCCGGGTAGGTGCTGTAGTTGGTCTCCACGCCGATCAGTGCGTCGTTGTAGTACCGGCCCAGGCAGTACATCTGCTCCGCGTACATCCGCTCCCCGAATTGGTGATGCAGCACGGCCACCTGTTCCCCGGTCCGGTTGTCCAGTACCTGTCCGGCAAACCAGTCGCTGCCCGTTCCCGCGGTGTCTCCGCCGATGACGTATGGCGCCCCTGGCTCCGGCTTCTTCCGTATGCGGATGGGGCCTGCCTGATCCTCCACCCATGCGAAGCGGAGGATTTTCCCGTCCTTGCCTTTCTCCGCCCGGAACATTCCCCGCGCCCAGGGTTCCCGGCGGACCTGTTCCCGCCGCAGCACCAGCGCCGCCTGGTCAAAGACGCAGCGCCCCGTGCTGATAAATGCCTCGTCCGGCGTCGCCGGGTATTCCTGCCGAAACAGGTCGATGTCCCCTCCGCATTGGGCCTGGATGCACCAGCGCCGCCAAGCCATTTGCGCATCGTCCAGCCCGTAGGTCTGCTGGATCTCCCGCTCCTCCGGCGTCAGCTGGAAGCCCGGCGGCACAGCCCGCCGGTACTCGCGCATCTCGTACCACGGAAAGAAAACCGGCACATAGCCGTCCTCGCCCCGGCGCTGCGCCGTCACAGCCGCGTCCCACTTCGTTTTGAAGTCGTCGTACCCGTTGGCCGTGCTCTCGATGACGATCATGGTCCCCGGCTTGTCCGGCACGGCCTGCACCAGGCCGGTGAAGGTGCCCGCCTTGTCTCCCGGCCAGAAGGCGTACTCGCTCAGGTGCAGGTTTCGGAGGGTATAGCTTCTCCCGATGCCTGCTCCGCCTGCGGTGGCGCAGCGGATCCTGCTGTCCAGCCCCTTCACCGTGGCCCGGCTCTTGGTCGGGCGGTTGAAGTCCAGCTCCTGCGCATTGCTGGCCCGCAGCATCGGGCGGAGGACCGGCGGGAGTTCGTCGTAGTACCGGCGGCTCATGCGGAACAGATTTCCCGTGGCCTCGTCCGTGTGCGCCACGATCATGCTGTCCGTGGCGAACGCCGTGGCCGTCCGGTAGAAGATCAGCGCCTCCGTCAGCGTGGAGAAGCCCATCTGCCTGGCTTTCAGAATGATGACCCGGACCGGTTTCCCCGCCCGCTCCTGCCGCTCGATCTCGTCCATGAGTCTGCGCTGCGGCTCGTTCAGGCGGAGCGGGATCACGGTCCCCTCCTTCGTGCGGATTTTCAGGAACCGCTCGATGTACTCCCTGGCCGGAGGGATGACGCTCATTCCAGTTCCTTCCGCAGCAGCGCCTCCAGCGCGCCGCCGCTCATCTCCACTTCCTGCTTCTCGCCGCCGTAGCCGTAGTTCTGCTGGAGGTTGAAGATGATGCCCTTCACGTCCTTGCCGGACCGCGTCAGCAGCTCCTGCTCATTCCATGCCAGCATCCGGGCCCGCACCTCTTCGGTGATCTCCTGATACGCCGCGTCAGCGCAGTAGTTGGCCCAGGTGGCCCGGCTGATGCCCAGCACCTCGCAGAGACCCGCCACGCTGGGCGGGAGGATGAATTCCGTTCGGATAACCTGTTTCCCCAGGTCATTGATGACCGGCCTGGTCTCACAGATCGGGTGCCCCTTGTCGTCCATTCTCCCGGTCGGCACCTGCTCCGTCAGCGGTACCCGTCGGGTGATGCTGCGGAAATATTTTCTGACGCCCAGCGCCAGCGCCTCCGGCGTGTTTTTTCTCGGCCTGCCCATGATCTCCCCTCCCACAATAGCGGACCGCACCCGCGCTCTTTTCTGTCTCGCCCGGATGATACCATGAAGTGCGCGTTACGAAGCGTCATCTTTTTCGGCGTTTTTCACAAACTTTCAGAAAACGCAGCGCATAACGCATGAATGAAAATTCGCAGGACAGCATTCGGCCCGAAGTCCGCTCCGAAGTCCGCTCCGCGCACACACGCGCACGCGCCCCCGCGCCCGCGTCGTCGTGTCAAAAAACGCCATGCCGACGAATCCCCCGTCTCAGCCCCGGCGAACCGGTCCAAAGCCGAAAGGAGGAACGAAGGCGATATTCTTTTTCATTCCGACGGCCCTGCGGCCTTGACCTGCTCTGTGCGCCGCTGCCCGTCGCCCGGCGGCGTTCTCCGGTTCTCCGGCAGCACATAGCGCAGATACTGCGGCAGCCCGGGGACCGTCGGCCCGCGATACAGCAGCCTCCCGCCCTTCGGCACCCGCAGCTCCGCGCCGGACAGCGCCACCCGGTCCTTCGGCTGGGGCCTGATTAGATTTCTGGAGCTCACATAGCTCTTTGCGTCCTTGACCTTGCGCACCTGGCGCAATATGTACTCCACCACCGGCAGATAGTCATCCTGCTCCCGAAGAGGCTCCCAGCTGACGCCCCCCAGGCGTTTCCACTTTTCGGTAAACGCCTCTCTGGCCTCCCGGTTGATGATCAGGTGATGATGCACCCGCACCGGCTCTCCTGTCTCGCCGTCCATGTCCGATGTCACAGCCAGATGATACCGCAGTTCCTTCCCCTCCCGGGCAAGCGCCCGACGGACCCGCCGGAGACACAGCTGCAACTCCCGCTCCGCCGCCTGCCGGATCAGGCCCTCCCGCTCCACGTCCTGCCCCTCCTGCCCGTCGGCCCAGGCTTCCAGCTTCGCCATGCCTGCGGCTGAGTAGTCCAGCCCCAGCAGATAGTCGCCCGCTCCAAAATTCTCGTTGAAAATGCGGGCGGCCTCCCGCGCGGACTGTCTCTGATTCTGCTCCTGTTTGCGCATCGCGTCCCGCTCCTTCTTCAGGGACCGCGCATCGGGCCGGGCCCCGGCCACGAAAAACTTGACCTTCTCCCCGACCTTCCCTGACTCATAGCTCCGCACCACCCAGTACCCGTCCCGCATCTCCCGATCCCTCCTCCGCAAGATTCCCCGCCTGGTTGAAAACCTAGGCGCTTACCAAGCCCGATAACGCGCACGCGCGCGTTATTTAATATAGTATCTCGTTTGGCAGTCAGCAGATCGGAAACCGCTTGTAATACTCCCGTGCATACCGCTCCAGCGTCCGCCGGCTGATATGATGCCGCATACAAATGTTCTCCGCCCCCGCGTCCGTCGTGACGAACTGAAACAGCGCCTCCTTTCGATCCCCTGCCACATCTTTACAGAGGCTGGCGATCTTCCGCTTTTCCGCTTCCGGAAGTTCACGGAAGCACAGGCTTTTGAAATAGACATAGCCCTGCCGCGCATAGCTCACCGGCACGGATTTTTTATAGCGAAACACGTCATCACCCCTCTCTGCCCTGATTCCTCTCCCAGCCCCCGGAACATCCGCTCCGGGGGCTCCGACAAAAATCAGCCTTTCCGCACGATCTCATACCTGGCGATTACCCCACGCTTTCCACACTGTTGGCAAGTACCGCTTCTTTCCTCTTGCTTTTTCTCCGTTCGAAATCCGCTCTCTTCCAGCATTTCCGCGCATGAGATACAGATTTCTGCCTCATACTTCCCCATTGCTCCACCCTCCGATCACCGCC